ATAAACACTCTTTTCATCGGTTGCCTCACAGGGTTTCATAGTTTCTGATTTTTCGTTCCCGGAGGTCCTTGTAGACCGCCTCGGCCACCTGACGACCATCGATATGCGTGGCCACGGAAACCTCCACGGGTCGTTCCGAAAGCGCATCGAGCTTGTTCAATAGCGCTTCCAGAAGGCTGGCCATATCGGGACCTTCCTGCTGACCTGCAGGCGATGACACCAACGCACCTGTTCTTGCCGCTGCCAGTTTTTCAGGTGAATGCGGTTCCGGCTGCATTAGCGGAGTAGCGTTGACCTCATGCAACATGCCGGTCCCGGCCGCATCCACCGAAGCTCGGACATCAGCCGGAATACTCAGCGCGGGGATCATCCCCATCGACGGGGTGATCTGCCCGGCAATGGTCACTGGCGGAACCGAGGGAGCCGCAATGGCATCAGGGAACTGATAAGGCTTACTTACCGGAATTTTTGGTGTAACGTCGGCTACTCCGGCTGGCCCTGCATTCACGACCGGCATTGCCGAAGCCATAACCGGCGAGAGCATAAGCACGGCGGAGAATACCGTCGGGATCAGCTTTTTATCGAGACTCGGGATCAAAGCAAATCGACCGGCGCTTTGCTGAACGACAGATGGTTTGGCAGAAGCCGTCTGTAATCTGGGGGCAGCTTTGGCTTCCGGTGCTGGTGAAGAGGAGAACAAGGACTTGATACCGCTCCAAGCACCACTGAGCAGTCCGGAGGCTTTCTGTTTTACCGACTGAATGACGCCGCCCACACCGGACTTAACCTGGCTCCAGAGGGCTGTTCCTTTTTCAGCCACCGCTGAAATACCGGAACCGATAATGTTCTTCAGCCCACTGAAAGTGGATGTGAAGGTCTGTTTGACCGCCGTAGCACCGACGGACAGCTTATTCCAGATACCACTCCATGAATCGGGCAAAGACAGCTCCGGGATGAGATTGCTCAACGTTCCTTTGATCATGCCACCGGCTTTGGAGACCATCGCTCCGGCACCGTCAACCAGTGATCCCCAGAGATTACCAGCTGTCCTGAATGGAGCAGCAAGCAGATTCATTGCGGTCTGGCCCGCTGATTTGAGCCCGTTCCAAACACCAGACAGTGCAGACAGAACTCCACGAGCCGCAAAGGAGAACACTTTTGCAGGTAATGCCAATGTTGAAAGCATTCCATCCGCCAGTGTTTTGAGCAGGGCTTTACCTGATGCTGTCAGGGTCGATAGCGGACCTTCTTTGGCGTCGGAGAACGGCAGCAGGCTTCGCAGCTTGCCGAGGGCACTTTTCAACATGCGGAATGGATAGGTAACCGCCGACCAGATGCCTTCACCCAGTGTGACGAGCATCTTTTTCCCAGCCTCGAAAAAGGTCATGTCGCCCGAGAAGAAGCTCCTCACTGTGGCGAACAGGTTCCTCAATGTACTGACAATCGGCAGGTTCATGAAAACACTGACGATACGTTCACCGGCAGCCACAAAGAATCGAACCATCCCGTCGAAAACCGAGGTAATGAAGCTCCAGACGCCGCTGATGACATCGCGAGCCCACCTGAAAGGAGTTGCCAAAAAATCAAAGACCGCTCCGCCAATCGCTTTCAATCCATCCAGCAAAGAAACATCTCCGGTCAGTATCTGCCAGACCGAATAGATAATCTTCCCGGCGGCCACAAACGCCTGAGCAATCAGCCGGACCGGAAGCAGAAATTTGTAGATGAACTTGGTGGCATAGATCAGTGAGCCGACGATCACCTTGCCGACCCAGACGACGCTTCGCACCACAATGGCGAGCGCTTTGACAACCATCGTGATATTCCAGACCACGATGCGGAGTGCATAGGCCAAGCCCTGCAGCAGAACACCGGCAACCGTTCCGACCACGGAACCGAACTTTCGCCACGCCGATCCGTCCACTGAATTGGCCGAGACACCGAATATTTCCACCACCGAGAAGATGGCTTTATAGAGGGTGGCATAGGCTGAGATCATCGCCTTTACGGCTGGTTCGAGAATGGCCTGGATTCGACCGAAGGCGTGTGAGAAGGCTTCCCACAGCCCGGACAGGTATTCACGCACCCGGTAATAGACCTTGAAGACGGTTACGACAAAACCGAGAAGCCCGGCCGACTTGAGCCGGTTGGCAAGCTCGGCTGACATCTGACCGGTGGAGCCGCTCAGGGATGAGATGAGGGTCTTCACGCCCTCGAAGACCAGTTTGATCTTGTTCCACGTTCCGAGAACGATGTCCCGGATTCCTCCGAAGTTTGTCTCCCATGCCCGTTTCAAGAGATAGACCGCCAGCACCACACCGGCAATGGCGGCAGTAACCGGCAAAAAGTAAGTGGCGATGGCAGAGCCGACCCCTGCGGCCGCTGCGCTGATGGCGATAAACCCGGCCTTGATTGCCGGAAGCATGAGCCCAACCAGTCCAACAGCCGAAGTAACTGCTCCAACAACGACCAGCACGGCTCCAAGAGCCATAGAAAGCGTCAAGACCACCCGGGTGACTCCGGGCATGGATTTGGCCAGTTTCTGCAAAAACAGAATGAAGCGGGAAATGCCGTTCATTACCGGAGTGACGACTGGCAGCAACGTGCGGCCCAATATTTCGGTCAGGTTGGACATCTGCTGCCGGATCAATCCGAACCGGGCTCCGATATCCTGATTCATGGCACTGGCCATCTGATTGGTTACCGCCGTTCCCGTTTTCATGGCTGCGCCGACCGACTTGATATTGCCTTCCAAAGATTCCATTCCGGCGGACATCTGTAGGAGAAACTTGACCGCTTCATCGGAACCGAAGGCTTTCTTCAGCTTCACCTGAGCGGCGGCCTGCGACATATCCGGAAACTGCTGTTTGATCTCCTGCAGGATAGGAATGACACCTTTGAGACGGCCGGTTGTATCGGTAAACGAGAGCCCGAGCTGATCCCCGGCCTCGGCCGCTTTCATGATAAATGCCTTGTAAAGTGTTCCGGCTTCGGAGCCGGGCATGGTGGTCTGCAACTGACCGAGGATCGCCAGCTGTTCCTGCAGAGGAATATTGTTGGCTGCGGCAACGGCACCGATATTTTTGATTGCATCGGCCATCTGGGTTCCGTTGGTCTTGAATGATGCCACGGTCTGGGCCATGGCTCCTGAAAAGGCGGTGGCCCATTCCATGTCGGTCATATCCGCCATGATGGGCTTGAAGATGCCGTAAGCCGTGGTGAAGGTGCCGACCATCTCCTGTGTGGTCGCTTTGGTGGCTTTGGCAGTGAGCCCGGCCATATTGGTGAAGACACCGACCGCCTCATCGCTGAGGTTGGACAGAGCAGACTTCACATCGTAGGTGGCCGTGATGAAAGCCGCCTTGTTGGCTCCCGACCACTGGTTGGTGAAGGATTCGGCGGCATCCTCGATGGCTCCAAGGTCTTTGACTCCCAAAGAGGCCAATTCCCCGAGGGCCTTTTGAGTGGCAGCGGTGGATGCGACCAAGGCAACGGGCGCGGCCATGAGCGCAAGACCGGCACCAACCATCATGGTGCCTTTCTGGATACGATCCAGATTTCTGGTCATGCGTTCACTGGCGGCCGCGACGGTTCCGTCGAGGCTTGTCATCGAGCTTTCAATGCGCTGGGCGTTCTGTGAGAACGCATCCTTCATCGATACGACAATGCCCAGTCCAAGGTCGTTATTCATCATCGCTTATCCATTTGCTCCCGTTCAAAATCAATCTGCCGCTCCAAGGCTTCCACAAACTGCTGTCGAAGCCTGAGCGGCAGTGACCGGATTTCCTGATAACTCCAGTGGAGCCCGCCATAGGCGAGAAAGAAGCTGTCGCTTACAAGCGAACTCCTGGAAATAAAAAAGCCGGTTCGGCCTCGAGACGTGTTCTGATCCGGGTGCCGCATCCATCGCAGTCGACTTCGACCGTTGTATCGATACCGGCATCCACCCGGGCCATTTCCTGCCTCAGGGCACTGCGGTCACGCATGGACATTTCAGCGAGGGATTTCTTGCTGGGTGCCTTTCCGTCAATCTCGATGAGTCGAATCATCATGGCTGAAGAAATATTCGGCTCGCGCAATGCGGCCAGCCGCTTTTCCTTGTGGCCGTCAAGCAGGCCGAAACGGACCGCTTTCTTGGAACCGGGCAGCTTGAATTCGAACTCACGTTCCTCGGTGTAAGGAGTTACCTTGAGATCCTCCAGATTGACCGTTACATAGTTGGTCATGCGACATGAGGCATTGGGGCACGTCAGCTCCAGCTCCACCTCGTCTCCGAGGGAAATCTGGCGCAACTTCACCAATGCAAAAAGGCGGTCGCCGGAGAGCAGATCGAGAATATCGTTCACCGCTGGCTTTTCATTCTCGCCAAGCCGGACGGTACAGTTTCTGAGTACCTGATTGATCGCCTCTCCATTGCGGATCAGGCGTTGATTGGTCAGGAGCTCTTCTTCGGCACCGGTCATCTCCTTCAGTTCGATCTCGATGCCACTGGGTAATTCATAGGTATACATTGCTTCACTCCTTGTTTATCAGGTCCAGTACTGGTAGCAGATAGTCAGTTTCTCGATGGTGTTTTCGGTATTGCCGCCTTCGAGCTCGTCGTATTCCAAGGTCTTGATCCATGCGCCATGCAGCGTCCAGCGTCTGGTCTCATTACCGCTGCGGTCATAGCGCACCACATCGATGTCCTTCAGATAATCGGCGGGCAGCCCGCCGGTCACGGCATTGACATCGACCTGCTTTTTCACCCATTCCCGGGCCGCCTCGTCAGAGCCGTCCTGAAGGATTCCTTTTTCGAGGGTGATGTCCTCAAACTTCACGCGTCCGGCCACCTTCTGGTCGAACATGGAACCCGCAGGCGCAAAGGCCACTTCCTCGAATTCCGTTTTCGGCTCCTGTCCCTTGTGAAACAGGGCCACGTCAAAGCCGTTCACCTCGATGGCAAACTGCCAGTTCTGGTAAAGGCTCTTGGGCATATTTCCACTTCTCATGGTTCTATCTCCTGATTAAATGATTTCACTGAAGTCCGCGCCGGTGCCGGTCAGGATGAAATTCAGTTCGATGAATTCCGCTGTCTTGGTCGGCTTGACGAACACCCGGGCAATCATTTCATTGCGATCGATAACCGCCGGAGTGTTGGTTTCCTCATCACACTGGAAGGCGTAGTCATAGAGACCGCCTTTTTCCTTGATGTCCTGCAGGAAGGGATTGATCAGACGGCCGAGCGCCCGCCATGTCTGGGGATTGTTCGGCTCGAACACCACAAAACGGGATGACTCGGAGATGGCTTCCTCCATATACATCATCAGACGACGGACATTGATGCGGTCCACCGCTGAAGGCTGACTCTGGAGTGTCTTCTGGCCCCAGATGTTGATGCCGGTGTCCGGGAAAACGGCAATGACATTGATCCCTTCGGGATAGAGCACATCGCGTTCTCCACGGCTGGTCTTGTAGGCGACCGACACCGCGTTGAATACACGGCCACGATCGATTCCGGCCGGAGCCCACCAGACATAGGTTTTCTGGTCGCTTCGGGCACAGCACCCGGCTACAGCGCCACAGGGAGGTATGTATTTCTTGCGGGCGGTGATGGGATCGCTGATTTCCAGCCACGGGTAATAGAGAGCCGCGTAAGACGAGTTGAATGCCGCGTGGGTGTAGGTTCCCTGACCCTTTCTAAAGTCGACAACCTCCAGCGGTTCAAGCATGAACGGTGTGTCGGCAATGAATAGCAGATCCTTGCGGTTCTCCGCATAGGTGATTCCGGCATTGATAACCGGAACGGTTGTGACGCCGGGGACCATGAGCAGATTCAGAGCGTCGATCTCATCGAAGGCATAGAGCCCGGTATGCTGGGATGGATCGCCGATGTAATCCGAATCGGTCACACCAGAGAGGCCATTGTCGCCGCCGATAAGCTGATAGGTGCCGTTGGCTGGCCTGTCCTCGGCCGTCCCGGTACTCGGAGAAAGGTCGCTGACAGTGATGTAATCCGAGACCTCATTGATCATGAGTTCCACATGATTGGCCGACGTCTCATCCATGGAGAGGTCTTTGAACACCTCGACGATGTTGTCCTTGTGTTTGACAACAAGATTGAAGGCGTTGGCCGGGTCCAGAGAGCCGTCCTCGACCGTCACGGAAATACGGTCTCCCCATGTTCCGGGGTTGGCTGCGTTCACTTGCAATGTGAGCGCAGGTGTTGCCCCCCGATTGGAAAGAACGGCAACCGAGTTAACAGCACTTAGCGTGCTCTTGTCAGTAATATCGGTGTAGTGGGCAACGCGGCAGACATAGAGAATCGATCCTCCATTGTCGAAAAAGGCTCTGGCCGCATAAGCCAGGTATCCTTCGTTGATGTAGGAGCCGAATTTATTGATGAACTGCTCCCAGCTCGTAACCAGCACCGGTTTGTTGACCGGGCCTTTTTCAGTGATACCCACCATGGCAGCGGCCGATGTGGAGATCTGCTTCACATAAAAACTGAAGTCTGTTTCCCGGGTGTAAATGCCGGGTGATATATATGCTGGCATCGTTATTTCCTCCGTTTCGTGGTTTTGGGTTCAGTGGTTTCAGCCGTCTCATCTGAAACGGAGGGCTTTTTCTCTTCCGGTTTTGAAAGGCCCACCAAGCCGCGTTTTTCAGCAAGCGTGATTTCTGGTGAGATATCCTTTTGTGGAATCGAGGTGCGCTCACGCGGGCCGAGATGCAATGTTCTGTCTCCGGCCAGATTGAAGGTGAGCGGTTGAAACTGAAGGTTTCTGATTTCAATCACTGTTCATCTCCTTTGGGTTCATAGGTTCGTTCTTCATTCACGCTGCCGTGAAACTGGAAAGTTCGGTCCTTGATCAGATGGCCGTTTTGGATTTCGCCATCGTAAACAGGACAGTCTTCAATGCGGATGCGTCCGGAGCTTTGCTTCAGGTTGGAAAGGTTAACCCGGTTCAGGCCGCCCAGCGGAGCGATCTCCGTCAGGTTGAGATGCCCCTGATCCGTAATGGTCAAAACGGGATTGCGCTGGACAAAGCGGGAGACCGACTCCTGAAATTCAAGGAGCTCGACCTCACGATCCACCGTGACGATCAAGTCAAAGTCGAGATGATAGAGACGCGGAAAAGAACACTCCTCGAATGACAGAGCGTCCACGTCCTTTTCAATCAGGCGGCTTTGGCTGCGACGCAGTTTGTTTTCGCCGACTCGCGGCCCCTGCAGAATGACGCTGGGCGTGCGCTGAACTTCAAAAACATCATCAGGCAAAACCAGCACGGCATCGGGATGGATGTCGGCTTTGACCTGTCTGATCAATGTTTCTGTAACGGTTCGTATTGTGCTCACGGTAGCCTCCGGTTGTTTCTGCCAGATTACTTACCGGAACGCTTAAGGATGTGTCGGATCAGAGAATGCCTTTCAGGGCTGCTCGATAATTTTGCTCAATCTCTTTGCGGTATTTCTGCATGACGGGATGAAGAAAAGGTCTGGCCGGGATGATAATGGTCGCTCCGTTCGGATGGTTGATGGTGGCTCCGTATTCCATGACAGCGCCGATATTCACCATGCTTTCACCGTCCTTGTTGACGGTTCCACGGAGCAGACCGACAAAAGCCTTGTCCGCCATGATCTTCTGGGTGATGGAATTGATCAGAAATCCGGTGTCGATAAGCGCCTTGCTGGAGCCTTTACGTTCAATGGTGCTGTCGGCCAGCTTGGCAAAAGCCTGTCCGCCGGGAGCCTGATTGCGGATGCCGCGTTGAATCTCCCGGACAAGAAACAGGGCATTGCGGATGGTTGCTTGTTGCAGAGCCATGGCGATCCGGGGACCAAGGGTGCCGTTCAGTTTTGCTTTGGCCTTGTTCCAGTCACCGGTCCGTTTAACGCCCATGGATCTTCACCAGCTTGATGGATTGGTGGGTAATGACTCCAAAGAAGTGTTCTTCTTCGAGTGTCTGTATTCTGTATGTGACGGTCTCTATCTGGAGCCTGTCTTCCGGGAGCACGTCGGCTTCCGGCAGAACGGAGATAGTGGCGTCGATTTTTCCGGCGAGGTCTTCCGGCGGTGTGTGGACTATTTCCACGGGGATCGAGCCGATTGCGCTGTATTCCTGATCGTCACTTCCGTACAGGTTTTCACCGGGAACAATGCGCTGCACCGTGGCAGTGATGCCGGAGGATACAATCAACTCTCTGACATCCTTCACGGCCTGTTCTTTTTCCTGATCTGTCAAAAGCATCAGCAATCCTCTTCAAGGCAGATTCCCTGTTCGTAAATAACTGGCTTAAGGCCGCCGGGAGTGATGATATAGCCATCCTCGTTGACCTCGGTTCCCGGTTTCAATGCGGCGAGTCTTTTGCGGTATTCATCCAGCAGATCCACTTCGAGTTTGGCCCAATGTTCAGGCTGCTTGGATTTGTCGACCCGTTTGTCGCCGCTGGAAAACGAGAAGGCATTGGCGGTGGCAGAGCGCATCACCTGACAGGCATGTATCTGCCCAAGCAGCAGAAGCAGCTCCCTGAGTTCACCGCTGATGTCCGGCAGAATCTGCTCGCCCTCGATGGTCAGCGTAATCTCTGCATCCCGGGACAGCTTAAAAACCGCCTTCCGGACGCATCTCTCCAGTGTGGAATCCACAAAGAGAGACGCATCCGGATCGGACAGGTCGATGCGCAGGTCGGCTATGAGCTCAGGAAGCGTCAACGTCAACCTCCGCAAGACGGCTCTTCAGCGCGTCGATTACGGTTCTGCGTTTTTCACCTTCCATGTAGCCTTTGAGTTTGGCCGGGTCGGCTTCCTCATTGACCTTGGAAATGGCATCCGTCGCGTTGAGCTTGCTCAGATCATTATCCTGATCCTGTTTGCCCGGAGAGGACGGCTTGTCTGATTTCTCCTTATCAACCTGAATTACCACCCCGGTTTGCAGGCAGTGTTTGATCTGGTCGGTTTGCTCTTCAACTGGCGCAACCTCTCCGGGAAACAGCTTAAGCCCGGCATCCGGGATGATGAGAATGCCGGGGCGGACATTTTTTATCGTCAACATGATTCCTCCTTCGGCATTAAACACCAAGTTTCACGCGGGCCAGAATGTCCGGGCGGGTAATGCCCTGACCGATTTCGGACCAGACCAGCCAACCGGTTTTGAAGCGGGTCTTCTGGTCGATGGATTCGGCTTTGAGCTTTTCACGGACAGGCATTTTGCCCACTTCTTCATCCGGAATGATCAGGATTTCATCGAGGGGCATGGATGCCGTCAGCAGAATGCCGCCGGTGCCGTAGTTCTTGACCACGCCTTTCTGACGAAGCTCCAGCTTGGTCTGAGGATCGAGATCCCAGCCACGCAGATCATTGAAACGGCGACCACGCATGACGATATACTTCACCGACAACTCGAGGTCTTCGATGATGGAGATCGCCTCGTTCAGGGCTTCCTCGGTCAGCGTATTTCCGGCCACTTCGACGGTATTGGCGGTCGGGACAGCTGCCGACAACACAGAGATGGTTCTGCGGTCCATCTCTTTGCGGATGGCATCCGAGGCGCTGGTCTGGATATCCATCAGCGTACCGATGTTGCCGTTCTTGAGAACGGAGATGTCCACCATCGGATTGGAGTGGATACGGTTGGTCGGAAACTCGACTTCGTCTTTGCCGATTTCCTGTTCCTGCGCTTCACCGTCCTTACTGATCCAGTGGGCTTTGACAGTCGGCTTTTTCTGATAAAGCGGACGTTCGCCCTTGGGCAGTGTGTGTTTGGTCAGCAGCAGCGAGGATATTTCCTTGCGCCGGATCTCCTGTTCAATCGGAGCGGCAATTGCAGCAGCCAACGCCTGCATCCCTTCCGGGGACTCAAGAGCTTCACTCATGAGCCTTGCCATGGTCTCCATGTATTCCTGGCTGTGAATGTTCATTGGGTTGTTCTTCATGTGTACAGCTCCTGTGGTTAAATAAGCAGTTTGAATTTCAAAACGCCGCTCTGGACGGAAATGGCCTGAGCGATGACAAACTCGTCATTCCCGATGTTTCCGCCGGTCAACTTGCCGGTAGCCGATACCTTCAGATCGTCCCCGGGATTGATCGTCCCTTCGAAAACATCCGTTTCGTACACACCGCCATTGCAGTAAATGCCGGGCATTTCACCGCCAGCGTAATCCTTGATCAGGATGCCGAAAGAACGGACCTCCGGATCGGTGTTGACAGAAAACAGATCGTTTCCCGCCAGACTCACCAGATGGCCAAGCTGGCCATCGCCTTGCATATAGCCGTCACCGTAAGCGAGGCCCCTGTGACATGGATTGATAAAAGACATAGCTCTTCTCCTTGTTAGTTGATTTCCACGGTTTCGTTCGATTCGTTACCGACACGGTTGTTGTAGGCAGCCATGAAGCCGCTGCGCAGGCGATCCTCGAGGGAGAGCTTGCGGTCATCCACGTCGTGCGGTCTCACCCCGGCTGAACTGCGCATGGGTGTTTCGCTCGATGCTTTGGATTTCTGCTTGTCAGGCTCCTTTTCCGGTTCCGGCTGAGCCTTGGCATCCGCCTTCTGGCTTTTGGCCATCTTTTCATAGGCGGCTTCGGTGGCGGCAAAAGCGTCATCCGACAATTCCGCCAGACGCTTGAGTTCCGTGTCGCGGTCTTCGCCGAAATCCATGCCTTGCTTTTCGAGCTTTGAAATCAGCTTGTGGGCGCGGGCTTTCGAAGCGGCAGCCTTCTGTTCGGCTTCCAGTTCCTGAATGCGTTTCTGAAGTTCGGCCACCTGAGCTTTCAGCTGGCGGTTTTCCTTTTCCAGCTCGCCTCCGGGAGCCGGATTGTCTTCCTGCCGTTCCTGTTTTTTCTTAGCGGCGTCGGCGGACGACTCATCTGGTTTCTTGGTTTTTTCGTCCATAGTTGGATCTCCTTTGGGTTGGTGTTCAACAGAAGGTTCCTGAACCGACGCCACCTGCAGAATGCGGGCATTTTCATCTGCCCCTTTGCGGTCCAGCAGGCCCAGGCCCGTAAAAGTCACGCCGTGAAGAATCTCGAAGACGGGTTCCCCATCGAGTTCACGGCCTTTAAATTTTCTGAGGTGAGTGCAGTAATCGGCTTTGTTCTTGAAGCGCTTGTGGCAGACGGAGCATTCACCTTCTTCGTAATCACACTCCATCGATACCTGCGTGATGATGCCTCGCTTCATGAGCTTGTAGGCCAGCTGGGCATTGGGCGTGTCTCCGGTATAGAGCTCACCCACGCATTCGACCCGGCCGCCGATTTCATCCTCCAGATAGTCAGCCGCCACAATCCCGCCGACGATGTCGCCAAACTCCTGCGAGTGCTGCAGGTCGACTTTCTTGTTGATGACGGTCATGTGCCGTGTAGACAGCTCTTCAGCGGTGAAATGGTCACCATTCCGATTGGTGCCGGTTCGGCAGAGGATGAAGGTAAACTGCGGATCACCCGGTCGACCTCCGCTCATCGCTTCGGCGTTCAGCCCCGCATTTTCATCGAGACAGAGTTCCACCGGGATGGATGTATGGATATTGGCTGCAGCAGCCATCGGAACAGGTTTTGCCGCCTGATCGGTATCCGCATGGGACTGGTTACCTTTCAGGCAAACGAAAAGGCGCTCCTTGGCGCTGGACGCCTCGCCATGCTTGGAGGTGATTGAATACTTATGATCCTTGGTCTTCATCCGGCTCTGACGCCCCAGACCGCCGATGATCTTTTTCATCTGCTGTTCGTTCGGATAGGCGTGGTCGCGGTATGAGATAAGCCAGTGTGGGATATGGGTGGCATTACCGAGAAACTCCTGAAAGAAGTCGGATGCATTGCCCTTGGTCACAGTCACATGGCTGGTTTCGTAGTTTTTGACCTTGGTATCGGCCTTAATGGTCAGGCCATCCCAATAGGTCATCAGCCCTTCGACAAAGTGATAGGCTTTTTCGTAATTGGTGGTCGAAAACTCGGTGGCATACGGCGGATCAAAGTAAGCGAGGTCAGCCTTCACCTTGGGAAGGATCTCGTTAACATCCCCGCGATAGGCTTTGTTCTCCTTGCCGTTATCGAATATCAGGGCGTTGATCCGCTCGATATTCGCTTTCAGGCGTTTTTTGAATTCATCAGGGGTGTCCTGACGCTTGCCGTAATCGGTGGAAGACGAGAAGTGGCCAAACCCGCCTTTGCCGCTCATGCAGGTTTTGCCGAGGGCAAACAGCGCGATGTCCTTTTTGTATCCGGACAGATCGTCGCAATTGGCTCTCAACGAGTCGATGAGTGCGTGAACACCTTTGGCAAAGAAGATCCCTTTGAAATTGTCCTGAACAAAGGTTTTGGCTTTGGGATTGTCCGCCAGCAGTTTTTCGATCTCTGCCTCGGACAGCCTCGTCGAGCTGTTTTCGATAATGGCTTTGGCTGCGTGGTGACTGTAGCGAAGACGGTCATTGGCAAAAACTCGCAGCCCTTTGGATTTGTACATGTAAGCAACAACGGCCGAGCCGGAAAAGGCATCCAGAACAGAGGAAACTCCGTCCGGGGTGTTACGCCAGATCCAGTCGACCAGTTTCTGTTTGCTGCCGATGTAATTGGTGATGTACTTGGGGCGTTTCTCCGGGGGCTGCTCTTCAGGAGCCTTCTGTTCGGCTGCATCGGTCCCGAGCTCGTCGGGATCGATAGCGAGCGCCGCATCTGCCTCAAGGAGGAACGCCAGCCTTTCCAGGTCAGTGGCAAACATTTCCATCAAATTCTCCGGTTCAATCACTGTTATTTGACCCGATCGCACCGGGCGAGCGGGAGGTTTCAGCGATTACTTACCGGAAGGCTTTGAAATGTGTCGGAAAGGCGTCTGCTTTTTTAGGCGGGAATCTTCAAGTTGATATTTTGAACTGATTTTCAAGGGAAAACTTGTTTTTTTACTCATCATCCGTTATCTTTTGTTATCAGGTATTAACTCTGAATACAAAGGAGCTTGGCGGATATGGCTGAAAATAAATGGCTGACAATGGAAGAACTGGCGGCATATCTGAAGATGAGCCGTACAAAACTATACGCCATGACACAGAAAGGTGAAATTCCGGCATCAAAAATTGGAAACCAATGGCGGTTTGACCGGGATGAAATTGATGAGTGGATGAAGCAACAGCGCAACACTGATATCAACCCCACAGGAGGGTGTTGATAGTATGTTTCAGTATGCTCTTGATGAAAAAAAGAAGGTTTCCGATCTTGAAGAAGCCCTACAGGAATGTAGAGAGGCTGCTCGAGAGGGATATTCAATTGCCAAAGACAATCTAAACGAGACGGCAAAGGCAATTAAGGGTGTCTCGGCAAACCTTTCCCGATCATTGAAGTCGCTCGACAACGGTTCTGTTAGAACCCCCGGCGTTGTCGATCAATTGAAATCTCAGCTCACAGGTGTTGTGAGTGAACTTGAATCATTACAGCAATCGTCTGCTCAGAATCTTGAGGCGAGAAAAAAGCATTTAGACCATTTTTCCATTACATTATTTGGTCGCACAATGGCTGGGAAATCTACTCTGATGGAAATTCTCACCCGAGGAGATGGTACATCCATTGGTACTGGTTCACAAAGGACAACCCGGGATGTTCGTGCATACTCGTGGAACGGGCTCGAAGTGACGGATGTACCGGGTGTGGCTGCCTTTGAAGGTGTTGAAGACGAGGAGCTGGCTTTTAAAGCAGCTACTCAAGCTGATTTAGTTCTTTTCTTGATAACGGATGATGCTCCCCAGCCTGCAGAAGCAGAATGTCTTGCTCGTGTTAGGCGCTTGGGCAAGCCTGTGCTTGGCATTTGCAATGTAAAAGTCGGCTTGGATGACGAAGATGATTTGATTCTTTTCTTGAGAAACCCTGCCAAACCTTTTGATCGAACACGAATAGGCCAGATTCTTTCACAGTTCAATCTATTAGCAGACCAATATATCCCCGGGAAGCGAGTACCATTTGTAGTCTCCCATCTTCGCTCTCAGTATTTGGCTCAACAGAATGAGTACGCCAAATGTCGTGGGAAATTATTAAAAGCCAGCAGGTTTAGTGGCATTGAAAATAGAATCGTTCAAGAAGTTACAGGTAGAGGCACCTTTCTTCGAATGAAAAGTTTTATCGATGGCGCAGTCGCTCCCATGATGGATTTGACTGAGTTACTGCTTGAATTCAGCGAACAGAACTCAAGCAGTGGTCGTGTTTTAATTGGGAAAAGACGACAGTTCCAAGATTGGTCGGAGGACTTCAAGACACTGGGCGCTGAACGATTAAATACCCAGATTTCAAAGCTTATGGATGAGCTAAGATCAGAAGTTCCGGCGTTTTCCGAAGATCACTACGATAACAATTCCGCAGGTGAAAGCTGGAATAGATTAATAGAGTCCATAGGAATAAAGAACAAAATCGAGAAGCTGCAAAAAGCACTTCTCGATGAATGCCAAAAAGCACTTAGTGAAATTGCCCGAGAGTTAAAGTCAGAGCTTTCTTTAGTGGCTGACTTATCAAGTGACCGCCACATCAAAATGGATAGTATCTTCGACCTCAAACGTGCTTGGAATTGGGGAACAAATATTCTTGCCGGAGGACTGGGCATCGCCGCACTCATTCTCGGTAGTGGTCCACTTGGGTGGGCTGCTGCAGCGGTTGGAGCCGTTGGGTGGTTGTTTTCATTGTTTTTTGATGATCGTGAAAAAAAGGCCAGAAGAGCACGAGAAAAGCTGTCCCGACGTCTTTATGATCATATTGATAAAATCGAGAAGAACCTGAGAAAAGGAACAGGTGACTGGTTCCATCAGGAACTTCTCAGCAAGCAGGTTTATGTTCTACTCCATGACTTGGGAGCAGTAACATCAGGTTTATTTGAACTGGCAGATACTCAAAGAGCTCTGGCCTGGACTTTGAATGATCGCCAGAAGGATCTTGGAAAAATTCTGACAAACAAGGTTCTTGATCAACTTGATTCAGCATATCTGGAAGAGCACATCGTTGATGTGGCAAGAGTTCCCGGATTTGCGACAATGTTACTAATAGCCCCTAATACAACTTTTCCGGGTGATATTCGCGCAAAAATGGAAAGGCTCTTGGGGGAACAAATCTGGTTTGTCATTAATACCAAAAATCAGTTTTCGATCCTCTCGCAAGCTATTGGCAGAAATTGCGAGAAAAAGAAAATTAGTATTGAAGAGAAAATACGTGTTGCCCATGTACCGCTGGATGATCTTGATGCGACAACAAGATCCCGGGTGCGCTTAGCGCAACAGCTCACTGGCCTGCATATAATGAGATAATGAAAGGAGTTAGTACCTATGACTGGCAAGTTTGAAATACATGAGTGGGCTGTTCGTGGCAATGAGCTGCTCGAACGCTCCAAAGAAATTTTATCCTCTGCGCCGAGCGAAAAAGTTAAATCTATTTCAAGTAGAATTCCGGAATGTGTTTTAGATAGTGAAAACAGTATAAATCTTGTTTTTGCCGGGCAATACAGTGCCGGTAAATCAAGTATTCTAAAAGTTTTGACTGGTCGAGAAGACATTGCTGTTGGAGGAGGAATAACAACAGAAGAGACCCACTCATATGATTGGAATGGAATCAAGGTAATTGACACCCCGGGTGTACATACAGAACTGAGGCCAGATCATGATGAGATCACTTATAGGGCTATAGCGGACGCAGATCTATTGGTTTTTGTGACTACAAATGAACTGTTTGACTCTCACCTCGCCAAACATTTTCGGAACCTCGCGATAGAAAGAGACAAAGCTCATGAGATGATGCTTGTTATCAATAAAATGCGGAGGTGTGCAAAAGGTAACAGTCCTGAAGCTCAAAATGTGATTCGGGAAGATATAAGAAAAGTATTAAATCCATTCTCCCCAGAGGATCTGCGCACATCGTTTATTGACGCAGAAGCAGCCTTGGAAAGTAAGTCAGAGGATGATGCCGACATTTCAAGAATACTATGGAAAAAAGGTGGAGTAGATTCCTTTACAGAAAATTTGAATGATTTTGTGCGCGAAAAGGGGTTAACCGGTAAATACAGCACTGCTTTATATACTCTTGAACAACTTCTGCAAGAAGCTTTGGCATCTGAGTCAACCGGCGATAAAGATGTTGATGCTCTTGAAGAATTGTTATTGCAAAGAAGACGGGCATTAGTTGAAACACAAGATCGGATTCCTCGCGCTGTAGAGGGAGAAATTCAGCAATCTTGTTCTGAGATACGCCATGAAGGTCGGAAAATTTCAGATATGATTAATGGATCTGCTGACCAAAAGGCTGTTGACCAAGAGCTCCAAAAGTCTCAGGACCGTGTTCAGTCAATCACCGAACAATTAGGTCAAACTGTGCAAGTTGTGATTGGCAAGCAGATGGATGACCTCGAAAAACGGATCGACGGAATAGCTAATAGTGAACTTGCAAAAGAGCTGTTACCCCGGTTGGAGCATCGAATTGAAGAGGCTTCAATTTCTCCAGATACCATGTCTAATTTGAGAAAAGCATCAGATGTATCTTCTAAACTGGGCGAGTTCTTGGTGAGAAATTCCTTTAAGCCTAACTCTGGATCTATTGGAGGGCTTTTTAAACTCAATCAATATTCCGGCACCGCAACACACAATGCGGTAAAAGCCATCGGTAAGTTTTTTGGTAAGAAATTTAAACCATGGGAGGCTGTTAAGTGGACACGTAATGTTGCAAATGTAGGGCGTGTATTTGCTGTCGCTGGAACTGTTCTAACATTTGTTCTTCAAATCAAAGAGGATGCAGATGCAGCACAGTTAGAGTCTGACTTGCGAGAGAGTCGCGCAGCCATCCGTGCTGGTTTTAATGATGCCGCTCATGTAATTGAAATGCATTATGATCAGGCTACTCAAACTTACGTTTCCAGCACATTATCATCAGAAATAGAGGCTGTCGATAGACAGCTTTCTGAACTACGAAACATGCAAGAGGTAAGATCCAATCTGTTTGAAAACATTTTGGCTCTGCTTGAAGAAACACGGACTCTTATCCACGACCTTCATTCAGTCGACAGTCAACTGGTTTAATATATCCGGGATAACAGGCAAATTGGTGCATCTGCAGAATGGATGTGTCGGTTGCCCCGGAAATTTATCAATTGGGAAGGTTTTACCATTGAGCGGACCACAGACCGGACAGGTCCGCTCGTCACCCATGGTCATCCACTCCAGCTTTTCAATTCCGACATGCTGGTGAAACTTGAGTCGCCCCATGTTGTGCGCCCGCAACACCTCGGTCCGGGCGATCATTTCCATACGGTACTGCGCCTTGCTGAAGACTTTTGTTCCGGCCTGCTTGAAGGAGTCTTTGTAGATGACAACCCGTCCGAGGTCCCGGACAATTTCATCCGTACCTTTTCCTTCTATTATTCCCTGCATGATGACGCGCTTTATGCCGTCGGCCAGTTCCCGATTTACGTCACCGGCAAGCGTCAGGTTGTACTGAGTCATGAAGTCTAGGGCATTGGTGTCGACGATGGAGAACACTTTGGTGGCCAGTTTGTCGATGCCATCAGGCTTGAGGTCGGCATAGAAAGGCAGTGATGCAGATGTCAGTTCGGTAATGCCCTGAGCGATGCCGCCCTTGAACGCATCCTTGGTGCTTTTGCGGAAGACGAGCGTCTGGTCCCGTTTTAATTGGCGCAGAACATCGTCCAGCTCGCCCTGCAGCTTTTCCAGGCCTTTCAACGCAGCCAGCTTGTTGTCCGGCAGAGATCCCAGACTGCGGTATTTCAAAATGGCTTGAGCCACTTCCTGTTCAGCCTTGTTGAGGGACTGAGTCAGTTGGGCGGTAATGGAATCGTTGTAGCGGTTACGGGATTTCAGGCTTTTGAGCGTTGCCGCCTGAATGCGCTCTTTAAGGTCGGAGGGCATGATCAGGATTCCCGGCGGTCAATGAATCGACAGGCCGGGGAATCGAAGGTGCGCTCGCTGTTGTGTACCCGGCAACGGTTGGAATCGGGATTGAAGTGGCTGCATTCATCACACAAGGAAGTTGCCGCCGTTGCTTCCAGCTCCTCTGTATAGTGAATGTGGGCCTCGGTGTCGAGATCATTACCATCAGCGGGAATGCCGAGCATCTTTCTGGCGCTGGGCACACTCATGATTCCAGACACCACCATATCGACAACCGGCTTCACCTGTTTTTCATCCATCAGGTCGATATTCTTGCGCTCGGTCTCACGATTGGCAGCCTCGATATCCGGGTCCAGATCCATCTTGAGTTGCAGGCTGGAACGGCTGATCAGTTTGCGGTCATAGAGCTCGATGAGCAGCTTCTTAAAGTCGACGGCATCGCTGGGATCGAGGTCGTTGAAGATGAACTGCAGGGACTTGTCGGCGTGGCCTTTCAGTTCCATCCAGTCATCGAAGACCCAGTCGAGCAGTTTGCGGGCGGCCTGTTTGATCTCCCGGATCATGACCATCATCTTCTGCATGCTCACAGAAGCTGTGGCAAAGTTAGGACCGTCGCCGGTAACCAAGGATCGTGAAAGACCGAGAGCCACGACGATGTCTTCTTTGACCTCCTTGACCTTGTCCTCGACGTTGAGAACCTGGCCGTCGGTGCCGTGAGTTTCCACATTCACATAAAACGGGACCACAAGGCCGCTTTTCATATCCATCTTGTTGACCATGTCGCGGACCTGTTCCAACATTCGCTGGTCCGGCATTACCATCTTCTGTCCGAAGGCACCGCCCACTTTGAGCAAGCGGAACGGCGTGGCCCAGCGCTTGGCAATAGCTTGTTCGGCGCGGCGATAGTCACGCAGCAGTTCAATGGCCTGAAACGCGGGCAGAACCAGTGAGTTGCCTCGTGGTGAAAAGCCCGGGGCATCCCATTTCAGGTGGATGACCTGATCCACCGGAAGGTCAATGTGGTCACTGGCCGAGCCTGAATCTTCTGCATATTGCTTGGCTTCGATAAGCTCGCCTTGGGCATACTTCACCTTCACCGAAACCGGATTGACGCATACCACTTCCTCGATGTCTTGACCGGAAGTTGCATATCGTTTGAAGCCGACGGCATCACCTTTGACCAGCAGCTGAAGGATCATGTCCTTTATGAACTCCGATACATCGAGTCGCCATGCGGTGCTGACCGCATCATCTTTCAGCGTCTCGTCATCACTGGTAATTTTGATTTCATCCCCGACCGCAAAGGTGCGCCATGAATTGACACAGTTCTTTACCAACGGCTCTTCGACATAGTATTCCCAAGCCTTTCTGGCTCGCTCTTCCCATGTGGCCGGAACCGCGTCCGACGCGTTTACCTTGCTAAAGGCTGATGCATCGAGGGCTGCCGCTGCGGCCATGGGCACAATGGCGTATCCGTTGGATTCGTTGTCAGGCTGCTCTGTATCTGGCTGGGCGTTTGTATCCACGTAATCCTCTCGGGTTATTTCCGGTTTAACGGCCGCACATCTCCCCGCTGTGGGGCGATCGCGGCAACACTGGGGTTACTTACCGGAGTGAGAGGAAAAACGTCGGAAAGGCAGAAAATCATTTGCTTTCGGGGTATCAATGTTGTAAATTTAAGAAGATTAAATATATTATTCTTGTGTTTACAACAGGAGCGCCATGAAAACTACAAAAGACAAAATACTGGATTTTGCTGGAAAGCAGTCGGTATTCCGGGCCGGAGATATTCCAGATGTCCAGAAACCACAGACTGAACTGTGTCGTATGGTTGCCGACGGCGAGCTTATCCGTGTTGGACGCGGGCTGTATTCACTCCCAGACGCAGAGGTTGGCGAGAACCATTCGCTCGTCGAAGCGGTGAAACTATACCATGGAGGAGTGATATGCCTGATTTCAGCACTCTATTTTCATCGGATTGGCACCCAGCTTCCTTATGAAACATGGATTATGCGTCAGAATCGAAATATGGCACCGGTCAAAGGTTCACCGGTTCGTTTTGTCTATTGTACGGGTGACGCGTTTTCTTTTGGCGTGGAAAAACACATGATTGAAGGAACTGAAGTCAGAATTTACAGCCCGGCCAAAACTGTTGCTGACTGCTTTAAATACAGAAATAAAATCGGACTGGACGTTGCCCTTGAAGCCCTACAGGAGGGTTGGAAGGCAAAGCTTTTTACCATGAATGAGCTATATGCTGCGGTGAAAGTTTGTCGTGTGCAGAAAATTATCCAGCCCTATATGGAGATGCTTGTTCAATGAAAAAGAAACCAGTGAAAGACACAAGTGCCTCGGTTCGAGCACGACTGTTGAACCTTGCGAGGTCGACAGGAAGAGATTTTCAGGAATTGACAGTTCGATACACTGTGGAGCGATTCCTTTCAAGATTAGCTGAGAGTGAGCACCGTGAGCGATTCATTCTCAAAGGAGCCATGCTGTATATACCATGGAAGCTCGATGACAAGCGGACAACAATGGACCTTGACCTGCTGGGATTCGGAAGTCCTGATATGGGAAATCTGAAGACCGTATTTCAGGAGATCTGCGATACAGCAATCGAAGATGATGGACTCATTTTCAATAAGGAAACTGTAACCGTCACCCAGATCCGTGAAGAGTCAGTTTATGACGGTGTTCGGATTATTGTTCGTGTGAATCTTGGGGCAATGCCGATAAGGCTGCAAGTGGATGTTGGCTTTGGAGATCAAATCGTACCAGCACCTCAATCAGCAGAGTTTCCGGCACTTCTTGCCGAACACGGTCCAATCATTCGCTCTTACTCTCCTGAAACGGTGATAGCTGAAAAGTTCAACGCCATGATCGTTCTTGGAATCGCGAACAGTCGGATGAAGGACTACTTCGACATTTGGATGTTAAGCCGAAATTTCACAATCGAAGCGGGTGTGCTGAAGGAAGCAATCAGGCAAACATTCGATAAGAGGCATACGGAATTGCCACAGGATGAGCCCATTGCCCTTAGTGAGGAATTCTACAGTAATGATTCCAAACAGAGTCAGTGGAAAGGTTTTGTCAGGAAGCAAAGACGGTTGGATTCAGCACCCACTCTCGAGGAAATCATTGAAGCTGTCAGGACTTTTCTTATGCCGGTGGTATTTGACATCAGCACAGACGCATTGACGGTTAAGACATGGTCTCCGGAGAAAGGTTGGTCTTCCAAATAGCAAATCTCATCAGATAAACACCGGCTCTGTCAGAACAGGCTTGAGCCAAACGGTCTCTTCACCGGCAAGGTCGAGGTTGCCTTGCTCCCGAATGAGCATGGCGCAGCGGACCGCGTCGATGATGTGGTCATTGCCTTTGGAGTAGATGATCTTGCCGTCCCGCAGGGTGTAGGTCTGGGTGGTGAATTGATCTTCAATCTCCAGATCGTCTGAAGGAAAGATGATCTGTTTGCGCTGGAGGGCACCGTTGATCAGGCTGGTCATCAGTTCCTTTGTCCGCTTTTTGATTTCTTTACCGTCGCGGACGGTGAGCCGGGTCATACCGCCGAAGTCAAAGCCTTTGAGTCGGCCTTCAAGTTCCAGCTCTTTGTATTTGTCGAGGGTCAGCAGTTCCTGCACGACGGCCAGACCATTCCCGCCATTGTCCACGCCGATTCCCGCCGGGGTGAAATAACGTTCGAGCAGTGCGATGGTCTGGGCAATGTGCGGATACGATACATGCTCCATATGAATGCGCAGCACCAGTTTCAGGATGCTGCGATCACCTACCTCGGCTTCCTGAAAGATAACCAGTTCGGTCGGGTCGTTTGTATATCCAAGGTCTCCGCCAATCCAGAACAGTCCGGTTCGGGGCGTGAGGTTGAGCAGCAGTTCAAGCCGGTCATAGGCGGCTTCTTCCGTTTCACAATCACGCAGCTCGGTATCGGTGATGGTGACCTTCTGATATTCCAGCAATTCCTGTCGGCAGAGATTGAACTGCTCCACGTTGAACGTTCCGTAGGAAGGCTTCCCGTGTTCCCCGGCAACCTCATGCTGCCAGCCCGAGGTGTCTTTGCCGCCATAAAACTCCAGCAGCTCCGATTCACGTTCAGCGGTCCAGAACGGGTTGAGCCATGAAGCCCAGCGGAACACCTTGAATTGTTCCGACAGGGTCAGCCGATAGTAGGTGGTGTTTCGCAGGCCATTGGGGGTGGAATAGATTTTCAGGCGGCCGCCTGTTTTCAAGCATTGTCTGAGCGCCTTCCATGCACGCTCGGAAAGCCACGCGCCTTCATCTACCCAAACCCGGTCTACATGAAGCGAGCGGAATGCATCGCCATACGCACCAGCCGGACGGAAATAGATCACGGAGCCATTGGTAAACTCCAGTCGGAAGTATGGCTTCCGGGTTATTTTGGGTTTACCGTATTTCGAGATGGCAATGCTGTTCATCAAGTCTTCATTGTGATCCAGCTGGTACTCAATTTCTTCGATGACCGTGTCGAGATGTCCCTGATGAGGAGCGGCAATCAATCCCTTTCCGCCGCGAGTCGTGAAGGCATAGTGCAGTGCATCCGTTGAGAGCACGATCGACTTGCCAACATCACGGCCATCGAGGTGGATGATGTTTTTGTGGGAGCAGCGGAGGTCTTCCTTCTGATGGTCCCAATACGACCGTGCCGAACCGTCCCGGTTGTAGAGATATGCTTGTCCCCACAAAACCGGGTCACGGAGTGTTTCGGCCAGCCTGCGCTCCTTATCAGAGACACCCATCAATTCATTCCTTTGCGGATGGCAATCCCAAGAACCGATGAAATCAGCTCTGTGAGGATCTGCTGGACCGCCAATGTGTTCGTCCTGTTACTGACAGCCTCCTCGATATCCAGAATGGCCTGATTGAGCTCCTGCCATTCCACGTATTTCTGCTGGGCGGCTTCCATACGTTCGAATGCGTCGTCTATGCGCCCGGCCGCCAGTTCAGAGCCGATATCGACCAGTGCCTGTCCGGCCTCCCGGATCGCATCGCTGTTTTGTTCGAGTATTTGTTTCATTGTTCACTGTCCTCCGGATTTGTGTTCGCCCAGCTATCCAGTGAATCAATGGCCTTCTGCAGACGCAGGCCGATTCCGACCAGACGCTCCGCATCCGGGTGGTTGGATTCGACCAGAGCCTTGTTTGCCTCCCGGACATATTCCGGCGTGTAACGGTTCAGGGTGGATGTTGCCGACTGAATCTGCTCAGGCGGTCTGTACGTGGCGCAGCCAGCAACCATACCGGCCAGCGTCAATGGGATTACCCATTCGAGTGCTTTCTTTAACATGTTGCGCTCCTTTGTTTTAGGGTTGTCGTTTTAATGCAGAAACATCTCTGCAAACACTTGATTTCCAAGGGGATATAAGCGTCATTGGACATGACGCGGGACGGTCCCGCAGAACCATAAACCGAAGCAGGAGACGCCCCATGAAACAGGTAAAAAACAGCGACGACGCCAGAACGGCCTACAAAAAGCGCCAGGACAACATTGCCGAGTACATCCAGCGGATTCAGCAGAAGCTGGCCGCAGATGCCGGGCAATCGAATATCAACTGGGCGCACGTCGGGTCGCTCGGGCATGTCGAAGAGCTGCTCCAGCAGATCGAGGGACATCTGTCCCGTTAATAACCGCCCCTTCGGGGCTTTCTGGGTTAAGCCACCGGCTTCACAAACAAAGGAGTTAATGCCATGACAGAGATGACCATTCATGAAACCACAGCCGCCTTCATCAACCATCTTCGGGAGAACGGCAAAAAGGAGCGGACGCTCTACACCTACCGGAAGGACCTCGATCTCATCGAGGGATACTTCGGCAAAGACAAGAAGCTTCAGGAGCTGCGTATCACGCAGGTTGGAAAGTTCCTCAAATGCGATGCGATGCTGAAGCTCGGAAACGGCAATGCCCGGGCCGAAAGAACCGTCGCCAAGACCATCCGTGTGTTCCGGATGATGCTGGTCTGGGCCAAGGATTCCGGATTTATCGATGAGCTGCCGCTGCCCAAGAGCACCCCGATGGGACACAGCAAGCAGACGGAGGTGACCGATGCCGAACAGCAGTGATCGACTGGAAGCGGCCATAAAGCGGTTCTGTGCCCACCTGTCGACCGAAAACAAAGCAGCCGGGACTGTGACCGCATACCGGCGTGATCTGCGACTGGTGGCCTGTGTGGCCGAATCCTTCCAGCCCGGGCTCTGCTGCCAAGATGTTACACCCGGCCTGCTGGACCGGGCTTTATCCTCGCCAGAGCTTTTAACCACAGACTCGGGAGCAAGGTCACCGGCATCGGTGCATCGGCTGAAGGCGGCGGTCCGTTCCTTCTTCACATGGACAACCGATGCCGGGCTTACATCTGAAAACCCGGCCCGAGCGGTTCGCATGAAAAGGCTGGCGCAGAAGCCGCCGGTGTTTCTTACGACTTCAGAAAAGAAGGCATTGCTGAAAGAGGTAAAAGGCCGAACGGGCTTTGTCGGAATGCGGGACCGGGTCATGATCGAGGTTCTGCTCGGCACCGGCATCCGCATCGGTGAACTTGAGGCGCTGGACACGGACGATATCGACCTCGATGCAAAGCACCTGAGAGTCAGAGCCAAAGGCAATGTGGTGCAGGTCAAGTTCATAAAAACCGACCTCCGCATCCTGCTGAAAAGATATTTGAAAGAACGATCCCGGCAAAGCACAGCGCCATGCAACGCATTGTTTCTGTCCAATAGAGGAACACGTCTTTGCCAGAGGCAGATAGCCAACCGAATAGCCTTGTGGCTGAAGAAGGCCGGTATTGAAAAGAACCTGACTCCGCATGGTCTGCGGCATACGTTTGCAACCCACTTATACGGGGCCACCAGTGACCTGCTTGTCGTGCAGAGGGCGCTGGGGCACCGGGACATTTCAACGACCCAGATTTACACCCACCTTGTCGATGGTCAGCTCGAGGATGCCCTTGAGAGACTGTGACAGCATCCTTGACCTGAACATCCGGAGCGGCTCCTGCTGCTCCTTTTTCGTTCCCGGGCCGCATATTAAAATTGCGCCGTATGCCGTTATGCGCGAACAAGGCCATACAGGCCACTTTGGGATTTATGGCGTTATGTGCGCATAAGCCAATAAAGTTGATTTTCTTATGTATGGTCTTATGCGCATAGGGTTGGAGGGAACCGGTGCTGAACCGATGGCTTGCACCTTTCATTAGAGAAATTTTGTTTAACTGAAATTTCCGGGAACACGTCTTATCTGAAATTCCTGTCATCTTGAGCCTCCATAACTACCTAATCCTTCGCGCTCTTTCTTTTTGAGGCTCGGGTGTTATCTGAACTTTTTTTCGGCTTTTTCACGGAAGCGGTCTTCTGGGCGGCGGCTTCGCTCACTTTTTCAAGAAGAGCGGAGGCCCATTCGGCGGGTGACGTCTGTGGACCTTTCGGCTCCTCACCCTCGCGGGCAATCTTGGTGGTCTTGAGATCCTTCATGTGGCAGCGGATCATCCGGTCGAGACTCTCGGCCGCCTGTGTGTTTCCTTCGATCTGTGCCCGGACCAGCTTCACCGAGTAGATGCCCACAAGCTCGACCTGTAGGAAGTCACTGGATTTGTTGAACTGAAAGTCCTCGTGCAGCTTTTCGATGATGCTGTCGAACATGACCTTTTCTTCCGGAGTCAGGCAGCGGTCGGCAAAGATGCCATGCTTGAGGGTTTGAAGGTTCCCCTGCATGGATTCGACCTTGTTTTTCATGGCCTCGGACTGTTCGGCTTTACCCTCATTCCGATGCCATCGGTCTAAGCTGCTTTTGTCTGTTTTCGATATCGCCAAGGCTTATCTCCGGTTCTTCATTTTCGTTTTGCTAAGTCGGGGTTCGGGGCGGAAGGCAGATTTAGCCCGTTTTCCCGCACCTCAAGCCTTACATACCGGAAGAGTCCTCAACCTGTCGGGCATCGGTTTCTTTTCTGTGGTCCACAAGGATCTGATTGACCCGGCGACGTGTGATACCGGCGAGGCTGGCAATTTCATCGGTTTCGATTCCCTGAATTTTCAGGGCGATAACCAGCTGTCTGCGTTCTTTGTAAAAACTGCCCGGTGCTGGAATCCAAAGAATGCCGGAGTGATACTTCTGTACCTCCTTGAGCAGCTCTCTTGGGAGGATGTGTTCGGCATTGGCGTATTTCTTAATGCTCATGGTTACTCTCCACTTTCTTCAACCACGGCTGCGGAACATCCGGGTTGTGAAACCTGAGCGTGCTGGGACGCGGTGTATCCGGGCTGTGGATGATTTCGATATATCTTTCCGTCACGGCACCGATCTTCCGGTCACCGCCGACAAAGCAGACCAGCCCGTAGTCCTGACCGCAGGGGAAGCGGTATCGTCCCTGATTCTGGTATAACCTGGCTTCAGACCATTTCCGGGACATGGCTTCCTCCTTGATGGCATCAACCTTGGCCAATGCGTCGGAGCTGACTTGCTCTATACAATTCCAAGCTTCGTTTGGCGGATAAATCCAGTTGTTCTTGGGAGGTTCTGCAGGTTTCTCGGGGTTTGCCGGAACATGGCGGGGAGCTTGGTAATTCTGTGGGCTGATCTGCCGGGATGCCTGCCGTAGAGATTCCTTGCCGAATTTCTGAACTGCGTATTCCTGAAGCGGGTTGAACCTGCTTTTCAGGCTTTCCCATGTTGATTCAGAAAGCTTACCGGCTTTGAAAGCGGACTGGGCTGCCAGCATGCGTGACCGGAGCCAGGCGAAATACTCCGGTTCGAGACGTCGATAGATTTTGCCATTGTATTCAACGTCGCTGGCGGACGTGACGGCCCACTCGAATTGTGCGGTGTCCAGATCGGTGGATACAAAAAGCTCGGGCTCCGGTACGCTGCTGTCATTTTCAGCAGACGGAGCAGCTTGTTGGGAAGGCTCACACTCAGGGGAATCAAGATGCGTGAGCATGGTTTGTAAAAGACTCATGGGTGACCTCCGGAAGTTCGGGTTTATTTTTCTTCCCGTTACTTACCGGAGCCGGAGCCTGAGTGTCGGATGGTAGAAAGCGTAGAAAGGGGTTTCTACGCCCAGAGACCTTTCTACACCCCCTTTCTACATCTCTTAACAGTAGTAATAGCAGTTAGTTATAGATATTTTTGTAGAAAGTGTAGAAAGGTATAGAAATATTACTCACGCATAGCCCGTTTTTTTTCAGGTATGCCTTCATCCCATGATTTGAAAAAATGAACAGTAAGGGGGAGTAACCTCTGAAACCTTTCTACACTTTCTACGCTTGCCTCGTAACGCTATAAATAACAGCGACTTGCGCTGTAGAAAGGTACTCTCTGGACATTCTACATTGTAGAAAGGTCTTTCTACACCAGCGGTCTTTGTAACGATTTTACCAGCCAGATGCCGGTTTCTAATCGTTTTACGAGCGGAATAACAGTTTCGCCAGAATCTGCCGTGGATATAAACAAAAAGCCCGCAGAGGTGAATCCACGGGCCTGACTGGGTGATGGTATGAAGGGCGAAGTCTATTCGATTGTCTGGATGGTGTAGAGCTTGGTTCCGTATCGTTTCTGGCTGATGACAACTTCAAATCCAGCCTCGCGGATGGTTTCAAGGTCGTTGGCAAAGCGCTGGGCAAACTGCCTCGATGAGTCCATTTCAAACCGGAGGCCGAAATCTCTGGCCACACGTTTGAGCGCCACGAACAGCTCCCGAGACAATACCTCCTTGAGACAGCCGTCTTCGTCGAGCTGCACCTGATAGCGGGCAACGAACTCCTGAATGTGGTCCACCCGGCGATCGTTGTACATGTCTTTCCGGTCAGCCTCCACGGCTGTTCGCCATGCTTTGAACAATGTCGAGAGCGCCGTTGCGGTGTGATTGGAATCCCGGGCGGTTTCACGACTGGTCTGGTTGATGGTCTGGATCTGCTGCTTGAAGGCTGGAGCTAGCGTCGACATTCCCTGTTCGATCTGATGCTGAGATGATCCGGCCAGAAGCATCAGATACATCAGACTGAGATATTCGTTACAGCGTCGTTTGTCATGGTTGCCAAGGGCCTCGTGCAATAGCTTCATCGCCTGTGTCCGCATGCCGTCCTTCATCATCGCCAGTACCTCGCTGGTGCGTTTCATCAGAGCGGAAATGATCAAATCCCGGTTGCGCTGCAGGGCGGCAATCACATCCGACTCAATGAAACAGTCGTTGCCCTGATTGCCGATATCGAAATTGATCACAAAGCTGCGGGACTGGATTTCGGACAGCTCTCCGCACAACGGCTCGATACCGGTGGTATTGAGCAGGCATTTGGTCCGCTCGGTCACGGTTTCACTGTCTGTGCCGCTCTTGCGTTTCTCTTTGGCAATGCCGGTGATACTGGTCAGCATGAAGGTGGTCAGGTCCTCGGTCATCTGCTTGACCTCGATGTTGTCGAGGACAATAAGCGGATTCTGGGAACCGTCGGTATAGTTGGCCGCATCGGTGGCTTTCTTGTGCTGGGGCTCACCGTAAAGCAGCGCCGAAATCAGCTTACTGGCCGTGGTCTTACCCGAACCGGCCGATCCTTCAAAACGGGTCATGGGCCGGGTTCCTGAAAAGTCGATCAGCAGAAAACAGGTCAGCCAGGACAGAATCAGAAAGCGGTCACCCTGCGAACAGGTCATATTGTTGATCAGGAGATCGACCAGCAGCTTGTCGGCTTCCTCCGGTGCGGCGTCTTTCAGAAACTTCAACGGCTTCATCTTGCGGGAACCGTCGAGAATGATTCCGTCGGCGTTCCCACCATTTTTCAGGATCTCGATGCCGTCGGGTGTGATTCGGGCAATCTCATGATCCTGATTGTTCAGGTTGAAGTAGACCGTAAAATTAGAAATATCCGTGTGCAGCCACGAGAAATGGTCGCGGACCTGACCTCGAATCATCGCCAGACTCGGCAATACCTCGAAAAAGGTGCGACCGCCGTTGGATGTCGGCACCATGCCAGTGTGCTTGTAGAGCATGGCTGCATACTGCCTTTTGCGTCCGCGATCGGGTGAATCCATCCAGTAAATGGAGTTGTCGAAATACATAAACGGCTCACCGGTCTGGGTGTGAAAGAACTGGGCTCCATTGGCGGTAAACCAGTCATAGGCCGCTTCGGCTGCGGCGGTATAATCCGGAGCACCGTTTTCCAGCTCCGTATCGATCAGCACTTCATCGACCCGGGCGCGGCAGGAACCGGGCGGTGATCCGCTGAGACGTTTGGCTTTCTTCTTTTCCTTTTTGGCGTTGTCCCGTCGGTTCTGCAGAACAGATCGCACCTGTTCCTTGAGGGTCGCCATTGGAACCGCTTTACCCAGCCGTTCCTGAACCAGTTTCAATAGACGGCTTTGCTCCAGCGGTGAATGCGCCGAAATTTCGGCCAGAACCGGCTCGAGCTGGCGGTTTCTCTCTTCCTCCGGGGCATCCTCGGGCAGACTTTGAATGCCGAACTCAACCGGCGTACAGGCCGCAGAAAGCAGCTCATCAAATTCGGCCTTGCCATTACCGGATGCAAAGAAGTCGTTCACATCGATCTTGGCATTGGCCAGAAGCGTTTCAGCCTCGCGAATATCCTCGGCAGCATGACCTTCGAGTAATTTAGCGAGCTCCCGGGGGCCGACAGCCGCCGTCAGATTGAACCGCTCCTGCAGTTCCTGACGTGCCTGCTGCTGGGGGTCATTCAGAGGAATGGTAACCAGCTTCGTATCAATCTTGTGTTCGGCCAGCGTGCGAGCAGTCTGCAAGGCTCCCTTGAGCCCGGCCTCCGAGATTTCATTGTCCTGACAGATATAGACGGTCTTGAGCCCGCGCATCTTCGGGACCAGACGCTCCCAGTCTGCGGCCCTGATTCTTACCGTCACAGGAGAGAGCGCCGGGAAACCCTGTTGCATCAGAGCGATGCAATCGGTCACGCCTTCGGTAATGATGATGTGGTCGGGCTTACCCAGCAGGCAGTCCTCATTGAACAGCACCGCATTATTGATGAACCGGGCGACATAAGGACGCTGATGTTCATCGTGAACCGGCAGCTTCTTGTACTTTCCCTGTTCCCAGTTTACGTCCGGAGTCCACGGTGTCTTGCGGCCGATCATGAACACCACGCGGCCACGACTCCAGTATGGAAAGATGATGCGCTTTTCAAAAAACGGGTTCAATCCATCCTGACTGGTCGGGCGAAAGGCTCCTGTGGCGGAAAGCTCCCGTTTGCTGAAGCCATGCTCGCCGGATCGCAGGGCTGCAATGACACCGGACTCATTGTCGGCAAAACCGATCAACAGGTCGTCGATGGTCTCATCACTGATGGCGTATTTTTCTTTCAGCCAGGTCAACGCTTCCTGATTTTCCTTGAGTCGCTGGTGATAGTAGCGGGCCAGCTCGGTCAGGGCATCTTTGACCCGGATCTCAAACGAGCGATCATTCTCCGTCTGCTCCAAGCGTTCCTGTGTGAGGCCATAACGCGACAACGGCGGCATCCCAGCTTTCCCTGCAAGAAAATCACGGGCCTGCCGATGGCTGTCGGGCATGGGACCGGATTGCCCGGCGGTGACCGTACCCGATTGAATAAACTCGACCAGCTGGAGGACATCACCACCCACACCGCAGCCGAAGCAATACCAGCCCTGTTTGTCGAGCATCACATGAAGTGAGCGATGGGACTGACTCTGGTGATGCGGGCAATCGCACTGGAGCCGCTGCCGGGATTCCTGTGTGATCCTTCCGGCCAGAAGATCCCTTGCCACATCACCAATATCGAGCTCGGTTATCAGGCGGTAGTATTCTCTGACATTATCTGAACCGCCCATGCTCATAATGCCCCCGCACAAGCTGACTGCTCTTCAGGGCAATTCACATTGTTCAACAGAATGGAGAGAAAGGTCTTGCGGTCATCCACCTGACATTTCTTGGCGCAATTACGGATGCCCCAGCGGTCACCCAGCACAATCGCAGTCTTGCGGGCACGGGTTACGCCGGTGTACAGCAGATTGCGGTGATGCATGAAGGAGTGCGCCTTATGGACCACCACGACAGCGCAGGGAAATTCCGATCCTTGGGTTTTGTGGATCGTCAGCGCATAGGCCAGCTGGATGTCCTGAAGGTTCGGTGAGCCTTTTTCAATCTCAACCGCCACACCCTCGAAATCAATCAACAGCGTGCCGTTGGGCAGTACATCGACTACATGACCGATGGCACCGTTCATTACGTTCAGGTCATAGTTGTTGCGGGTCTGAATGACCTTGTCGTGTTTCAAAAATGGCGACCGACGGCCGGGCTGTGTTTCCGGAACACTCACATTCCAGAGGCGCTTCTGGATAAGCCGCTGCAAATCTTCATTGAGTGACTTGGTTCCCAGCGGTCCCTTGTGCGTCGGGGTCAACACCTGCACATCCTTGATTAGATCAAATCCAAGGGCATCCAGTCGCTTGTCAAAGAGGTCCAGCAGGAAATTGCGGGCAGCACCCGGGTCGGTGAACTGATCCGCCAGATACCAGTCCCGGCATCCCTGTGAACTGGCGTCGCTGGTCTTTCTGACTTCTCCTTTGAGAATAGCGGTACTGTTTTCCTTCAGTACACCGGCCTGTCTGACCACCTTGTCCAGAATGACGGAGGGAATGGCGTTCGAGTGAATCAGATCCCGAAGGATATTTCCCGGACCGACCGGCGGTAGCTGGTTGTGGTCTCCCACAATGACAATGGCCGTTCTGGCAAAGTCGACCGCATTGAACAGGTGCCACGCCAACGGAACATCCACCATGGAAAATTCATCGATGATCAGCATGTCGGCATCGATGGGATTGTTGCTGTCCTTTGAAAAGGATTTGCCGTCATAACCAAGCAGGCGATGGATGGTGGTTCCGGTGCGACCGCTCACTTCCTCGAGTCTCTTGGCCGCTTTGCCTGTCGGAGCGGAAAGAACCACCTCCAGATCGCATTCTTCACAAACCGCGTTGATGACCGAAACCGTATAACTCTTACCCGATCCGGCTCCACCGGAGATCAGGCTGATGGAGTGCTGCAAAGCGGAGTGAACCGCTTCGAGCTGCTTTTCGTTGAGCGTTTCCGCCTGACGAATAATCAGCTTCTGTAGATTGCGGGTCGATTTGAAATGAGGGTTCGAGGCATCCGCCTTGGTGAAAATGGCGGCGATGTCCTGTTCCATTTTCAGGATATCGGAAAGCGCCACCAGAAAACGTCCCGCGTGTGATTCACAGGAAAGCAGCCTTTCACTGATAAGATTGTCCAGCGACGATTCGATGCGGATTCGGCTGTCCAGATTATCCATCACCAGCAGCAGGTTGGCCTGATCAACAAGGTCCTCGTATTCGACCCAGCAGTTTCCCTGATCCAGCGCCTCGTGCATGCAGTACTGAATACCGGCACGGATTCTTGGCGTGTGGTCTTTGGGCGTACCCAGTTTGCGGGCAATCTTGTCGACTTTTTTGAAGCCGAATCCACGCAGTTCCCGGATGAGGATGTAAGGATCAGCTTTTAGGATCTCCAGACAGTTGCCTCCCAGCTTGTCGACCAATGTGGTCACCTGATGATGGGTCAACCCAAAGGCGGAGAGCCATGCAAGGACGGCATTGACGCTGCGGTTTTTGCACCATTCATCCTTCAGGCGATTGGCGGCATCGAGGGAAATTCTGGCTTTTGATGCGATGAGCTCCGGAGATTCAATCAGAGTCTCCTCGAATGAATCGCCGAACTCTTCGACAATAAGGCGGGCTTTGGCAGGGCCAATCCCTTTGATATCCGGGTGATTGGCCAGATAGTGAATCAATCCTTCCGGGTTCAGATCAAGATCGTGCTCCATGGCATCGACCTTGAACTGACGACCATATTTCGGATGGGTGGCCCACGTCCCCAAAAGGACCACGGGTTGGTTTTCACGGGCAAACAGGTTTCCGGCAAACTGAATTTCATCTCCTGTGGAGGTGAGTAAACGGCCTGCAGAAAATTTTGGCCCGGCATAATAAACTCTCTCTATTCTTCCCCGGAGTTTTGCCGGGGAGTTTGTTTTTCTTGGCATTGAGCGAACCTCCGGTGAAAGCGCATTAAAAACTCTTCAACAAACCGGCAGGCTGCCTGACGGTCTGAACAGAAATAAACGGGCACACCGAAGTCGATGATGATGGAGGCAATGGTTCCTATGAGGGCGTTTGGATGAGCGTCGCTCTGGTAGCAGGCCCCGAGAATATCCCGGTAATTGGCCTCAACGACGACACAGGCCGCATCATAATCCCGGAGCTTTTCCAGCTCCTTGTGAAAACGCTTTCGGCCTCGGATGACAGTGGAAACAAAATCCGCCATGGACTTCCTTTCCACCGCCACCCGGGTCTCGAATCCCTCGATGGAGTAATCTCCCGCCGGGAGGGCCTTGCGGACTGATGCGACTGATTCCGAATTAAATCCGTAAGACTCCTGTTCCCGGGTATCAACGACAACGGTAACCATGCCCATCCTCAAAACGGAATCATGTCGTCTACGTCGTGACCGGCCGACGGTGCTGCGGCATCTTCATCTGAAAGCACAATCCGGCGGTTGAAGTAGATGTTCTCGAATTCGTTTTTAGTGCGCTTGGTCACCTCGAGCCCGACATCCAGAAGGGTTTCCAGTTTGCCCGGGAGGTCCGAAAGTTTGTCCATCTGCAGGCCGCAGGTATAGAGATCCTGCTTGAGCCATTTCACATTGTCCTTGCTGGCAATGACGTTGTTACGCCAGAGCAGACGGCCTTTATGGGTAGGACCCAGAATCTTCAGAGCCCACTTGAGCATGGGATTGCCGGAAGTTTCCGAGCGGGTCAGTTCCACGCGATCGACCTTGACCTGATATTTCCCGTCGGGAACAGCTTCAAAGTCCTTTTCTTCAACATCCGCAGAAACGAAATCATCGTCGAACTGCGCGAGGTCCATGGTGTCATCGTTATTCCAACTCATTGTCATTACTCCTTATTCTGAGGTTTAGCCGTTGTGGCTGGCTCCGACTTAGTCCGGGCGGCACTCACCGCTGAACCGGCAGCCGTTTGATTGAAAGCTTTCAGGAAGGTCGGGAAGTCCAGAGGGATCATCTCCGGAAGACGGCCGGTTCGATCTCCGGCGTCGTAATTGGGGCTGGGCTTGGTGCGCATGACACGCTGATACATGGGCTTGCCGTCGTCACCGGTTTTCATGTCCAGATCACAGAACAGGATCAGGTCCACCAGACCGGTGACCAGCTTGCGGGCTTTGTCCGGCAGGGTCGGCACAATGCGAGTGTGTTTCCCGGTACGTGTTTCGATGTCACGCTCGTGGGAATGGGAAATGAGGATCAGACCGTAAGGCAGAAACGCCAACTTGTTGAGAACACGCTGAAACTCATTGTTGATCAGGGCATAGCCTTTGCCGTAGCCAAGATCGGACTCATGCTCGATCTTGAACTTCTTGCAGACATAGTCCGCGCACATGCGATAGGCATTATCCACCGTGTCGATGACGATGGTCTTGAAGTCGTGTTTGCCTTCGGCAATCTCGGCACACGCCTGCAGAAGGTCGTCCCAGCAGGTAATAGGCGCTTCGAACACTTCGAGGGCGTTCAGGCCCGGTTCCGTGGCGAGAAACAGGGCGTTCTCCGCATGGGAGCACCATGTGCTTTTGCCAATTTTGCTAGGACCGTACACCAGTGCGGTCAGGTCGTTCAGGTTTGCTTTAGGTTTGGTTTTGCTTTTTGGAAGCATGGTTTATCTCCTTGTATGGTTTGGGTTAAAAAACAGGGGCAGCGTCTTCACTTGCTCCATCCCGCAGCTCTTCGTGCGGGAGCACCCGTTGGTAATGGTTTTCAATGACGTTGGGATTCTCACCGCTCCGGCACAGCGGGAAGTAGGGACAGGCGCGTCCATACTGAAAACAGAA